TATTCATTATTTGTTAAATAAAGAAGAATATAGTAAACAAGATATTTTGAATTGGGAAACAATTCCTTTTCCTGAAAGGAATTATCAAGAATTAAAATCACTAATGGACGATGGATACAAACCATGTTCATTTTGGTTTGAGAGTATGGTAAAGAAACTTAAATATGATAAAAGAAAAGTTTCTCAAGAGTTGGAATGTAATTTTTTAGGGTCAGGTGATAATGTTTTTGATTCTAATTTACTACAAAAAGTTAGAGAAAATATGATAAGAGACCCTCAAAATAAAATGATGGGTAACTCTTTGTGGATATGGAAAGAACCTGTAATTGGTCATAAATATGTTATGGGAGTTGACGTATCAAGAGGTGACTCCGAGGATTTTAGTTCATTTCAAATTATAGATTTTGATGAAAGAGAACAAGTTGCCGAATATGTGGGTAAATTACCTCCCGACACTATGGCCGAAATTTGTTACAAGTGGGCTAATATGTATTCTTGTTTTATTGTGATAGATATTACTGGTGGTATGGGAGTATCAACCGCGAGAAAACTCCAAGAAATGGGATACAAAAATCTATATATTGATGGTGTTGATATTGCAAATAAATGGAAATATGACCCAAAAGCCAATGAAAAGATACCTGGCATAAATTTCAATAATAAACGAGTTCAAATTATTGCTTCTTATGAAGAAGCTATGAGACACGAATTTAAAGTGTATAGTAGTCGTTTATATAACGAAATGAATACATTTATTTACATAAACGGAAGACCTGACCATCAAAAAGGACATCATGATGATTTAATTATGGCGATATCGATGGCGACTTATGTTGCGGAATCTTCATTTAGCAGTCTTACCAAAGTAACTCAACAAACAAAGGCTATGATTGATTCTTGGTCAGTGAACAATAATGAAAGTGTAAGTAAAAATTTAGCTTTCGACCCTGTTATTCCTCATTATAATGAAAGAAAAAGTCAATTTAGTAATGGTAATATAAGTAAGGAAGAATATATGAAGCATAGATGGTTATTTGGTGGTCTCTAATATTTATGAAAAATGGGATTAGAAAGAAGAAAAAAATCGAACCGAGACTTTGGAGGTAGTAAACTGAACGTACCAGGACAAGGTATTTTTACAGTTGAGAGAAGTCCAAACGATAAGGTTCACATCCACAAACAAATTGGAAGAATACCGAGACCTACAAAAACACCAACAATCACTCAGGGAGAAACTTCAACACCGACACCCACAATTACTCCAACGGTTACTCCAACGGTTACTCCAACTATAAGTATCACACCGAGTATCACTCCAACGATTACACCAAGTGTTACTTGCGAAAGACCATCAGGTTTAACATTCACAATCGCACTATATGAATATGATAGTAATTACTTTACAACTGGTTTAACTTCCTCATGTGAAGCTTTGGCGGATTATAACATTACTTCAGGTAGTTCCTCAAGTCTCGGATATGGAATTAATACACTAAATTCTCCAATACAAATTGGTGATTATGTATATTCAGGTTTTTCGTTTGATACGAATTGCTCAACTATTCCCGACGGATACTACATAGTGACCACTCCGTCAAGTTATATAATTCAAGTTTCAGGAGGTACAGTAATCAGTCTACCAAATTGTGAAATAGACCCTCTTAGTCTAGGACAACCATTATTATATTATTCCTCATATTATCCGTCTTTCTTATCACCGTCACCATCTGTTTCAGGAGACCCAATTGGGACTATGACAAGAGTTAATGATAATTTTTATAGTGCGTCTACTGTTTCAGGTATAACCTGTTCACCTTATTGGGATACTTTATCGGGAAATAGTATGGTTTACTTTCCTGTGGTATCATCTGCAGACCCATGTTATAATTTAAATTATTTTGTCGATAGTTCAACACCTTTAGATTTTATGTATCAGCCAGGTTATGAATACACAATTTATATGGTGGCTAAACCTGAGTCTGTATTGTATGAAACGGCAATATTTTCAACTAAGCCAGGGTATGGTGTGGGAACAGTTCCTAGAAGTGTAAATTTAACTATTGATTACAACGTTGGTACATCATTACACAAAATATCTTATTTGGTTAGGAATGGTAGTGGAGGAGCAGGGTCAACAACTATTTTGAGCTCTGACTTTGAGACAAATATCAGTGCCTCTACATTAGATTCAGGTTCTCTCAGAGTATTTTCAGTAAGAGCTAAAGACCCTTCAGACTTAATCACAACAGCGGCATATTTTTATGTAAATAATAATTTGGTAAATTCTTCAACTCAATTAAATATACCGACAGACATCAATTCAGGGTTTGATTTGATAATTGGGGGTTATACACGTAGTTCAACTCCTTGTGGTGTGGTTCCTTTCCCTCCTTGTGACCAAATTTTCCAATATAAAGGGTTTATGTCGGATTTTATAATTTTCAATACGATACATAATGACGTAACACATTATTGGGTAACTGAGTATCTTAAATCAAGATGGAATATAACATAAAATAAAACTATTTAATTATAGATTTTTAGATTTAAATTTGAATTATGGAAAACAATAAAAATATGACAGTATGGCAAAGGTTGTCTCATGCATTTGGACCTAATGCTTTACTAAATCAAGATTACCCAACATATAAGTTTGATAGAAAAGAATTACTCAAAACTAAGTCTAAAGATGAATACGAGAAAGAATTACTCCAAGCTCAACAAACATATTATTTAGCCAATCAATGGACAAAAATTGAAAGTAATCTTTATACTCAGGCGGTTTATTATGAACCAACACGATTAGCATCTTTCTACGATTATGAATCTATGGAATATACACCTGAGATTTCTGCGGCATTAGACATTTATGGTGAAGAATCTACAACTGTTGACCAAAATGGATATATGTTACAAATATATTCAGAATCAAAAAGAATCAAAGGAATTTTAGCTGATTTATTTAACAATGTTTTAGACGTTAATACCAATTTACCAATGTGGACAAGAAACACATGTAAGTATGGTGATAACTTTGTTTATTTGAAATTAGATTCTGACAAAGGAGTTGTTGGTTGTATGCAACTTCCTAATATTGAGATAGAACGTTTAGAGAGGGGTATGCCAGCTCAAGCGTCACGACAAACAGTGGAAGAACCCAAAGAAAATAGAGGCTTAAGATTCAAATGGAAAGCAAAAGACATGGAATTTAATTCATGGGAAATTGCTCATTTCAGATTATTAGGTGATGACAGAAAACTTCCTTATGGAACTTCCATGTTAGAAAAAGCAAGACGTATTTGGAAACAACTTTTATTATCAGAAGATGCGATGTTAATTTATAGAACATCAAGAGCACCTGAAAGACGTGTATTTAAAGTATTTGTCGGTAATATGGATGACGCGGATGTCGAGCCGTATGTACAACGTGTCGCCAACAAATTTAAAAGAAGTCAGATTGTTGACAGTCAATCAGGAAATGTCGATATGAGATTCAACCAAATGGCGGTTGACCAAGATTATTTTATTCCTGTTCGTGACGCAGCTGCACCTAACCCAATAGATACGTTACCAGGGGCTCAAAATTTAGCGGAAATCGCGGATATAGAATACATTCAAAAGAAATTAGTTACCGCTCTGAGAATACCAAAAGCGTATTTGGGTTTTGAAGAGGTTGTTGGAGACGGTAAAAACCTATCATTATTGGATATTCGTTTTGCTCGTACAATCAATAGAATTCAAAAATCTATGATTGCTGAATTAAATAAAATTGCAATCATACACTTATTTTTATTGGGGTTTGAGGATGAACTAGGTAATTTTACATTAGGTCTAACAAACCCTTCAACACAAGCTGATTTGTTGAAAATTGATGTTTGGAAAGAAAAAATAGTATTATATAAAGACGCAGTGACCGCAATTGAAGGTATCGCTCCTGTATCTGTTTCTTGGGCTAAGAAACATATTTTAGGATTTTCTGATGAAGAAATCAAACTTGATTTACAACAACAAAGAATTGAAAAAGCGGTTGGAACAGAATTAACTAACACCGCAACGATTATTACAAAAACAGGTATATTTGATAACGTTGATAAATTATATAAAACTGTTTCAGGAAGTACTACAGGGGGACCTTCTGCTCCACCTCCTCCACCAGGAGAATTAGGAGGAGGAGAATCTGAATTACCACCTCCACCACCAGCGGGTGGAGAAGCAGGGGTAACACCTGAATCATTTAATAGAGATAATTTGAAAATTCTTTTGGAGACAGATAGTTTAACTGATGAAGATTCTTTTATAGATTTATCAAAAGGTAAAAACTATTTGGGTGAAATAGAAAATCAATTAGGAAAACTTTTAAGAGATTGATATTTATAAATAAAAACGTAAAATGGTAAAGTTCGGTTTATTAAAATCAAAGATAGAAAAAGTATTATTGGAATCATATTCTAACAATACTTTCAAGGAGGAGTTAAAAAACTTCAAAACTAACGTATTAGATAAAAAAAATATTGCGAAACTTTTTTATCTTTATGACGAATTAAATTCTAAAAAAGGTTTAAATGAATCAGTTGCAAATGATTATATAAACGAA